CCTGAAAGTATTTTACACATAAAAGACACAAATGCAGAGATAAGAGTTGCAACTGCTGCTGATGGACAAACAGCAAGAATAGCATTAACTGAAGATGCAGATGGTGATACTCACGGAGGGTATATGCAATATGTAGGAAATGGTGATACTTTAAGATTAGGTATTATAAACTCAGGGACAGATACTGATGTTTTAACTATAAAAGATACTTTCCAAGTTGGAATAGGAACAACATCTACCGAAGGTAAATTTACTGTGGTTGGTGCAACTCAGACTTGTAATTTTGATTTAGATGCAAATGCAGAAGTAGGTTTATCCGTAATGGGTGTACACTCTACAAATTTTGTTGGTATGACTATTGGCTCGGCTAACTCTACAAAAAATTCAGGTGTATTTAGGTTTAAATATAATGGTGCTGGTAGTAATAATAATTATGTAGGTATTGGTTTATATGCAGCAGATGATATTCTTAATGTTACAGGTCATAGTCGAGTTGGAATTGGAACTACGACGCCAAATGCAAGATTAAGTTTAGGAGATGCGGGTGGACAACAATTTTATGTTTATGAGGGAGGTGATGTTAGAGCAGGTTTAGGTGTTGATATGAGTGGTAGCTCAAGAGAATTAACCGTATTTCACGCAAGCTCAGATGCTTCAAACGGTAATATCAGTTTTGGCTATAGACTAGACAGTAATGGTTCTTATGTAGAAAGAATGAGATTAACTGGTGCAGGAAATTTAGGGCTTGGAAACACTAGCCCACAAGCTCTGTTTCACGTTGGCCCTACACAAACTATAGGTAGCGACCATACAAGTGGATTTGGAAGTTCTAGATTTTTTATTGTTAATGGCAATAATGGCGGTAGTGGCGTATTTCAACAAGGAACTTCTGCAGCAAATATAATTATGTTTGGTAAAGACACGGCTAATACAGCCATAGGTTTTTACAATAGTGATATATCTACAAATCAAAGTTCTGTTGGATCAATAACAACAACCTCAAGTGCAACTGCATTTAACACTTCTTCAGACTATAGATTAAAAGAAGATTTAAAAGACTTTGCAGGATTAGATATGGTCTCTAAAATACCTGTTTATGACTTTAAATGGAAAAAAGATGAAAGCAGAAGTTATGGTGTTATGGCGCACGAACTTGAAGAAGTTTTACCACAAGCAGTTAATGGAGAAAAAGATGCAGAAGAAATGCAATCGGTAGATTATTCAAAAATAGTACCACTACTTGTAAAATCAATACAAGAATTAAAAAAAGAAATAGAAATTTTAAAAAATAAGTAATTATGGCAAAATCAAAAATAAGTTATAACTGGGTGATAAATGCTCTTGATGCAAAAATCAAAGAGGGAGATCACGAGCAAGTAATATACAATGTGCATTGGGGTTACAATGCGAATAAAGGCGATTATAATGCAAATATGATAGGCACTTATAGTGTTGTATATGACAAAGATAATTTTATTGAATATGATAAATTAAAAAAATCTGATGTTACTAAATGGCTTGAAGCTGGATTAGATGTAGATTCTATGAAAACAAATCTTTCAGGTCAGATTGATAAATTAGAAAATCCAACTGACATTGTATTACGACCTAGTTGGTAATTTACTATATTTGAATAAAATATAAAATTATGAGTAAAAAATTAGAACAATCAGAATTAGAGTATATCAAAGAATTATTTGATAGCAAAACCAAGAACTATATTGCAATAGGTCAAAAGTATGAGCAAAAAGAACTTTTATTATCTGAAATGAATAACTTAGTAAAAGACAACTTAGAAACTCAAAGCGACTTTAATAAAAATATGCAAAAGTTACAAGGTAAATATGGCAAGGTCAATATTAATTTAGAAGATGGCTCTATTCAAGAAATAGAAAACAATGAGCAAAGTACTGAATGAAGATACACAAGTAAAACTTGATTTAAAAACAATAGGATTAATTTTAGCAGGGGCAATATCTCTTGCTGGACTATATTTTACATTAACAGCAGAAATAGAGTTAGCAAAAGAGTTGCCTAAACCTGAGCTTACAAGGACAGAATATGACCTGAAAGATCAGTTAATAAGAGAAACTATTGAAAATACAGCAGAGCAAGTACAAGAGAACTCTGAAAAACTAGATAAAATAGATGAGAAATTATATGAAATTATACAAAAATGAAAAAGATATTTGTCCTCATTGCGTTATTTGTATATGCAATAGGTAGTTCACAAGAATACACAGTTTTACATATAAACAGTTCTTGGAATTACAGAAACGATTATAAAGACCTTAATAAAATACAAGGTGCTAAAATTGTTAGAGCTTTATTAGAAGAACAAAAAGCATCTATTAAATCTCAAATTAAATCTGTGCCTGTTATATTTTTATATAGAGGTAGAAATTTAGTTGGTAGATGGGATGCAGGTATTTCACTTTCTATTAAAGTACCTGTTGAAGAAATACAAGGTGTTATAGAAAAAACTAAATACACAAGGTTAGCTACAAACTGATGAGAAAAATAAACAAACTCATAGTACATTGTTCAGCTACACCTGAGTTTAAAGATTTTGATGTAGAGGATATTAGAGAATGGCACGTTAAAGGTAATGGTTGGTCTGACTGTGGTTACCACTATGTAATAAAGCTAGATGGAACTTTACAAGAGGGTAGGCCTATAGAAAAAATAGGAGCTCATTGTGCAGGTCATAATAGAGATAGCATAGGTGTATGTTATATTGGAGGTATGGATAAAAATATGAAAGACTGGAAAGATACAAGAACACCTGAACAAATAGAAACTCTACACAATCTTTTAGTTGATCTGAAAGAAGCACACCCACAAGCTATAGTATATGGCCATAAAGATTTTACTGACAAAAAAGAATGTCCGTCTTACAACGCAAAAGAAGAATATAAATTAATAAGTAATGAGTAAACCTAAGAAAAAATTTGCTGATAGTACAGTAGGTAAGCTACTATTAGGAGCTGCAGGTATAGTAAACCCAACACTAGGTAATGTTTTAAAGGGTGTTACATCACCAAAAGAAGCAATAGCAGAGATAGGCAAAGCTAAGATACCTACACAAGATAAAATAAGACTACAACAAATGTTGTTTGAACAACAAAGTAAAGAGATGCAAGAAATAAGTACAAGATGGGTTGCAGATTCAAAAAGCGACAGTTGGTTAAGCCGTAATGTAAGACCTATGGTTTTAATATTTTTAGTAGTATCAAGTGTCCTTATGGTTTTTATAGATGCAGGATGGATAGATTTTGAAATAAGTCAAAGCAACCAAGCATTGCTTACAACGAGTTTATCAATTTCTTTAGGTGCATATTTTGGTGGGCGTAGCTTTGAAAAGATAAAAAAATAACTATGGAAACTTTAGAACATTTATTAGGCATTTGTGGTGAAGCTCATATAAACTTGTATCACATTATTTTGTTTTTTGTACTATCATATTTAGCTGGTAGTCTTTTATATTATATAACAAGAGATGGCTCGTAAAGTAAAGGTCAATATATATAAATCTAAAAGCAGAAAGCGAAAAGGTGTTCACTCAAAAACTAAAATGAGTAAAGTAAAACAAAGCAAGAACTACAAAAAAAGATATAGAGGTCAAGGTAGATAAAAAAATTTATATATATTTGTTTTTGCTTATAGCTAAACTTCTGCAACCTAATAAAGACGGACGGCAGTTGGATCAGGTATTTAGAAATTTTGTTTTTCTTAGGAGGCTTTTTCTTTTCTTTTCTTTTGTTTACTTTTCTTTTCTTTTCTTTTGTATTTAAATATATTTGTATATGCCAAAAAAAATATCTCGTAAAGGTCTTATAAATAAATTAGATCGAATATTTTCAGAATACATACGAAAAAAAAACGCAGACAAAAAAGGTTTTGTTACCTGCATAACATCAAAAAAAAAATATCATTATAGCGAAGTTGACGCAGGGCATTTTATATCTCGTAAACAAATGAGCACTAGATGGCACGAGGACAATGTATGGCCACAATCAAGATTTGATAATCGATATAGGTACGGAAAACAATATGAATATAGCTTAGCATTAGAAAAAAAGAAACCTAACCTACCTAAATATCTTTACAATCTATCAAAAGAAACAGTAAAGTATTCAATTATAGATCTTAAAGAATTAATAGAAAAATATAAAAAACTTTTAGAAAAAGAAAATAAAAGATTAAATTTGTGAATTCTTACCAGCTTCGGTAAGCGTTTTGTTTTTAAAAGGGAAGGATTAATTTTTTTCCCTTTTTTTTTATATTATTTTTTTTATTGACAATTTATCATTATCTTGTACAGCAAAACAAAACATTATGAATACATTTCAAATAGAATTATTAAAATCTTTTTTAAAACAATATAAAAAAGGAAATGTTAGTTTAGAATCAATAATACAACATATAGATTGTATTGTAGATACAAAAAAAATAGAGACTACTATTAAACTAAATAACAAAAAGTATGAAAGCATCTCCTAATATAGACGAATTAAACAATAGAATTAAACTTTTAGGTAAGCAAGTAAACACTTTAATAAAGCTTTACAATGAGCTTAAAAGAGAAAATAAGGACTTAGAAATTAAAGTCAGATTAGTTATGAATAAAAACAAAATCACTAACGGTAAACAATTACAAGAACATTTAAAATAAAACAATGATAAGAAAAGATCAATGGGAAAATCTCCCGCCAAAAACAGGCAAATTAAATTCTGTTAAATTTGTCGAAGAAAATTCCATAGTAGGAAGTAAAAATAAAATATACAATATTAATATTGATGGATTACAAAACATAAAATATTACTTAAACGAACATAATCAAAACACAAAAAATGATATAACAGAATATCAAGTTGGAGATATATTAGAATACAAATACGATTCTTATAAAAAGAAAATTAAGATATTTGGTAAAGTAATAAAACAAAATAACAATCAAGCTATGTACAATAACTTTGAAAAAAAAGAAAGCAAGGAATATATTAGTCCTACAGAATTTAGAGATAACAATATATTTTTTCAATCTGCAAGACGAGACTTTGTTCTTATGAATCAAGGTAAAGATTTGTCTCTACAAGAAATACACGAGGGAGCTATAGAATTATACAAAAAACACAAACAAATTAAAAATCAATTATAATGGAAATAATAGGAAAAATAAAAAAAATAGGACAAACTAAAGAATTTGGCGTAAAAGGCTTTAGAAAAAGAGAACTAGTTCTTGTTACAAAAGATCAATATCCGCAACCTATATTAATAGAGTTCGTACAAGATAGATGTGGTTTGCTTGATAATTATAAAACAGGCGATGATATTAAAGTATCAATAAACCTAAGGGGAAAAGAATGGACAAACAAAGATAATGAAGTTAAATACTTTAACTCTATACAAGGATGGAAAATCGAACATAACAATGAGGTTACGCTACAAGATCAGAATCAAGATCGAGAAAGTTATGCTGTACCAAAAGATGATAAACAATTAGCAAATGATTTACCATTTTAAAATTAAAGCTTTTAAAAATTTGAATTACAAAGGATAATGCTAATAAACTTTGGAGACGAACTTAACAAGGTCGATAAGATTCGTAAGGGAATACTTAAAGAAGCTCCAAAGTTAGAGATTAATGAAATCGACAATGTTATTCGTTTTAAAAGAAATGTTACGTGTTTTGCTGGACACGCGAATGTAGGCAAAACCTCTATTATTATTTATTTTATGCTACTCTTTGCTATGAAGCATAAAGTAAAGTTTTTGGTATTTAGTTCTGAAAATGAGCCTTATTCTCTTATTAGAAAACTTATAGAGTTTAAATCTGCTAAGCCTATAAACAAAATCTCTGAAGAAGAATTAGATAAACATTCACAATTTGTATTTGAGCATTTTAAATTTATTGACTGCGAAAAGAACTATGATTACTTAGATTTACTATCTTTATGTGAGGTAGTGTACCCGCAATACAAATTTGACTGTTTGATTATTGATCCAATTAACAGTTTAAAAAAAAATAAAGGTATGATGAAATACAGTAATGCTTATGAATATTTATACGAATGTATGACTGACTTTAGAATTTTCGTTAAGAAATATAATGTAGGTTTGTGGTTGATTATGCACTCTGTTACTGAGGCTTTTAGAAAAAGATACCCAGCTAATCACGAATTTGCCGGCCATCCTTTACCTCTTGCTATGTCTGATGTTGAAGGTGGCAATGTTTTCGGAAACAGAACAGATGACTTTTATACTATACATCGACTTACTCAACACGATAGCAGGTGGATATATACAGAGCTGCATTGTAAAAAAATAAAAGATCACGATACAGGAACAAAACCTACAGGATTTGATTCACCATTGTTACTACAAAGTATACCTAACAACGTAGGATATAAAATAGGAGAACAAAGCACAATTAATAAATCAGTAATCGAACAACTTAATTTTCCATTTTGAAAACACCAGTCGAAATTGCAGCAGAAAAACACAAACAATGGATCGAAATAGTAAAAAGTTTTGGGTGTAATAAAACAACAGCTGAAGATATTGTACAAACTATGTATTTAAAATTAATTTTATATTCACAAAAAAAAAAAGATTTTATGTACAATGATAAGGAAGTTAATTATTATTATGTATTTAAAATACTTAGAGGTTTATTTGGCGATTTAGTTCGAAAAGAAAAAAAAATTAAGTATATAAACATAGATGATATACAAATTGAAACAAGTTTTAATAATATTGATTATAATAAAGCTTTTAAAAAAGTAAACGATCATTTAAAAAAAATACATTGGTATGAAAAAGAGGTATTTAATTTAATACAAGAAGGCGAATCAATTTTACAATTATCAAAAAAAACTAACATAGGCTATAGTAGTTTATATAATACTTATAATAAAGTTAAAAATAAATTAAAAAATGAAATTAGGGAATAAATTAGAATATATAATAAACATCATTACATTTGGTAAAGGAAAAGCCATAGCAACTTGGATAGCAAACAAGTTAGGCTACGAAGACTGTGGCTGTAATGACAGAAGAGAATACTTAAACAACATAACTAGAAATGGCAGACAAGAAATGGATTAAACTAAATAAAAAAGAATACGATTATTGGACAGAATTTAAATCTGTAAAAAGTAGTAGTATCAATAAACAGGAACAAGAGCTTATAGCATCTTTACACAGCAAGTATTTTATGCATTCATATTATATACCCTGCTCTTGTACTCCTAAACATTGGAATAATTGGATTAGCGATCTTAATACTATCTACGAGAATGGGTATAGAGACTATAAATAAATTTGAAAAAATTGTTGTAAATTTTCTTAATGAGTTTGAGGGCTGGAATCTTAAATGGAGTAAAGGCAAGTTTGAGCACTATGATGCGTCAGGTTTAACACCCAAAGGGCACAAGTGTGTAATCGAAATGAAGTTTAGAAATAAATACTATAAAGACAAACTACTTGAGCAGTATAAGTATGATAAGCTTATGGAAATGGATAGTGAAATTGTTAAGCTATACTTTGTATCAGATCCTAAAGGTACTTACTTGTATTGGATTAACTATTTAGAAATGCCGCCTGTAAAAGAATTATTCTGTCCTGATACTACATTATGGACAAAAAAAAAGCTACTTAAAAAGGTTTATTTACTCACGGAAGATATGGCAAGTATTGTTAATAAAGTATAGTTATTGCATATTGTTAATTATTTTTAGTATATTGTAAAACTAAAAAATAAAACTATGGCAAAAAACAATCACAATCCAATAGAAAATCAAGTAATGGACTATTGTAGGCAAAAAATAAAAAAAGAACAAGAGGTACTTAAATATATAGAAGAAAATAAACCAATACTAACAGAGCTTGGATATGAAATCAAAAAAAAAGAATTATCTAACGTATCTGAATGAAAACTATTTTTTTGAAATAGGCTATGTAAAAAAAGAAAGTAATATTAAATATATAAAAATGAAAAAACAAAGACAATTTAGAAGCAATCAAGGTAGGGATCCTAAAAAAGATGAAATAACATATCAGACCATAAAGTTTGCGTTTATAATATTATTTATGTGTTTATGTTTTTTTTTGATATTAGAGCAATGGATATAAAAGCAAAACAAAAGTATGAGGCATCTTTTAATTACTTAGGTGGGGCTATGGCATTAGCATTCGAAAAAGCAAATACTATAAGAAAAAAAGAAATAGGTAATTATATAAAATGTTTAAATCAAATGTACAAATACACAAATAAATTGGAAACAAAACTTATAAAACAAGATTATGAAAATAATACAACTTTTAGACGGAAACGATTACAACAAGCAAGACTTATTAAAAAAAATGGTAGATGATGATTTTTACTATGGCGAGTTATCACAGTTAGTCTTAAGTAGTTCGTCTTTAAAATTACTTTTATCTAGTCCAAAAACATATAAATACGTAACAAAATATGGCAGTAAAGAAACACAACCATTAAGAGATGGTAGGCTTGTGCATATGTCAATATTAGAGCCAAATAAATTTCAAGAGCAGCTTTTTGTAAATGTATCTAGTAAAAATTCAAAAGCATATAGAGAAGCTAAAGAAAAGTACGGATTAGTATATACTAGAACAGAAAAAGAAAATGCAGAGAAAATTGCTGATTCTTTTTTTAAGAATGAACAAGCCCTAAAATACATAACAGACTGTAAGTTTGAAGTACCTGCAATAGACACGATACAAGGATTTCCATTTAGGGGCAAAGCAGATGTACTAAGTAGTAAAGGTATTGTAGATATAAAGACAACAACAGACATAAAAGGTTTTCCATATTCAGCAAAAAAATATTCTTACGATGTACAATGTTATTTATACTGCCATTTGTATAACAAGTCTTATGAGGATTTTACATTCCTGGTAATTGATAAAGGTAGTTTAGATATTGGTGTTTGGAAATGTAGTGAAGAGTTTTATTTAGAGGGTAAAAGAAAAACAGAACAAGCCTTAACGATATTTGAAAACTTTTTTATACAAGGCCACGATTTAGATAATTATATAATAGAGGGAATATTATGACAAAAGCAATTAAGATAGCAAACAAAATAAAAAAGATAACAAAGCTAGATGTATTTGAAAACACTAGAAAGATAGAGATAGTAGAGGTACGATCTTTACTAGCCTTTATTTTATATAAGTATGAAAAAATGAAACTACAAGAAATAGCAAAGTTTTTTCAATCGCAAGGAAAAACATCAAGTCATTCATCTGTATTACACGCGGTAAATAATTTTGAAACAAATGCTCAATACAATAAAAAAATAGGAGACTGGCTAACATACTTAACAAAGACCAGCAAAGATTTAAATTACGATGCTAAAAGAGAGTTTGTAAAATTTAAAGCTAATCATCTTAACGACGAAAACATCAATATAATGATAAATATTATAGATCAATTAGAACAAAAAAAATTAATTAATAAAATATAATTATGCAAAAAATATTAATATCTAAACAAACAATTACATTTAAAGGAAGTAATTCAAATAATATAAAAGATAAAATAAAAACTTTAAATGATATTTTACCTTCTAATGTTTTAAAACATATAATAGACAATGCTAAAAAATCTAAAGCAAATAATGAAATGTATGTTTTTAGAAATATATTTAAATTATTACATAATAAAAAAAACCAATTAAATATTTTTAATAGTGTGTTTGATAATATTAGAGCCTGGGCGATTGATAGAGAAATTATAAGCAAAGGCGATTCAAAAACACAATATGTTAAATTTCAAGAAGAAGGGGGCGAGTTAGCAAAAGCATTATTAGAAAATAATCAAAAAGAAATAAAAGACGCAATAGGCGATATAGTGGTAGTATTAACAAATCTTGCAACATTAAATAACTTTACTATTGAAGAATGTATAGAATCAGCGTATAACGAAATAAAAAATAGAAAAGGTAAAATTGTAAATGGAAGTTTTAAAAAAAATTAATATGAATATTTTAAAAAAAGCAAATAAAATTATATTTAAAAGAGACGAAGAAAAAGAAAGACAATATGGCCCAATCGATGAATCGATAAGTAAAGCAGCAAAAATGGCTTCAGAAATGTGTAATAAAGAAATTACTACTGAAGATTTTTATAAATGTATGATAGCTTTAAAACTTAGTAGATTAGCTTATAGTAATAAGAAAGATACTTTTTTAGATGCAGTCGGTTATATAGCTGCGCTCGATAGTTTTGTTAATGGAGGGTATGAAAAATAGAAATTTAAACCATAATAATAATTGGCAAACACCAGATTATTTATATAATGAATTAAATAAAGAATTTAATTTTAATTTTGATCCTTGCCCTTTAAATCATAATATAAATTTATGGGACGGTTTAAAAATTAGTTGGAAGGAAAGAAACTTTATAAACCCCCCTTATAGCAGAAAATTAAAAGAAGCATTTGTAAAAAAAGCAATAGAAGAAAGTAAAAAAGGAAAATTATGCGTTTTGCTATTACCAGTATCAACAAGCACAAAATTATTTCACGATTATATTTTGCCAAATAAAAAAGAAATAAGATTTTTAAAAGGTAGAGTTAAATTTATAGGCTATAATACTTTTGGGGAAAAAGTAACAAATGTGGCTGGAATGCACGATTCAATGATTGTTATTTTAAAATAAATGAATAAATACGAAATAAGATATAAAAAAATATTAAAAGAATGTTTATATAAAGGCGAGTTACAAAAAACAAGAACAAAATATAAAGCTTATGCAGTTTATAATAAGCACTTAAAAATAAATATAAATAAATACTTTCCTATACTAACAAGTAAACATATAAGCCAAAAAATATTCGAAACAGAATTTGAATGGTTTATAAATGGCGAAACAAATATTAAAAGGTTTAAACAAAACAACATTGCAATATGGAATAGCTGGGCAAATGAAAATGGTGATTTAGGACCTGTTTATGGGCACCAATTAATTAATTACAATAGTAAAGGTATAAATCAACTTAAAAACACGATAGAGGCTATTAAAACGCACCCAGAAAGCCGCAGGCACGTTATAAACTTATGGAATCCTCAACAATTAGAAGATATGGCCTTACCACCTTGCTATTTATATTTTCAATTATACATAAGTAATGGCAAACTAAATATGACTATAATTCAGAGAAGTGCCGATCTGTTTTTAGGTGTGCCTTATGATATAGCTTTATATAGTTTATTATTATTATATATAGCAAAACAAACAAGCTATAAAGCCGGATATATATATATAAACTTTATAAATGCACATATTTACGAAAATCAAATTAACCCTACATTAAGATATTTACAAAACAACATATTAAATCCTGTAAAATATTCATATAATAATAAATTAAAACTTTATGATTATAAATCAGTTGAAAAAATAAAATGTAAAGTAGCTGTATAAAATTACAGACTAAATACGATATATAGATATAAAGAAGATTGATTAATCAATGTTTTTTCAATTATGGATAAAAGAATAAATAACGGAGGTAAAAGAATAGGTGCCGGCCGAAAACCAAAGGCACAAGAAAAAGATCTTATAGAAAAGCTTGATTTAATAATAGACAATAAACAAGTTATAGAAAAACTAAAAGTATTAATTGATAAAGGAGACATAAGGGCTTTAAATTTATATATGGGCTATAGATATGGCAAGCCTAAAGAAACAAAAGATATTCATATTAACGATGACCAACCAATATTCATTGACTAATGTTTACTAAGACTACGGCTCTTACAAAACTTAGATCATTAAATCAAAGAACAAAAATAATTAGAGGTGGAAGTTCGGCGGGTAAAACTATTGCGGTTTTATTAATACTTATTGATTACGCTTGTAGAAATTCGCATAAAGAAATAAGTGTTGTAGCGGAATCAGTACCACATTTGCGTAGAGGTGCTTTAAAAGATTTTTTAAATATAATGAAAACCTTAAATAGGTACGATGAAAGAAAGTTCAATAGAAGTATCTTAAAATACGAATTCAGCAACTATAGCTATATAGAGTTCTTTAGCACAGACCAGCCTGATAAACTAAGAGGTGCAAGGAGAACAGACTTATTTATTAACGAGTGTAACAATATTAGCTTTGAAGCATACCAACAATTAGCAGTAAGAACATCAGGTAATATATGGCTTGATTATAATCCTACTAATTTGTTTTGGGTAGATAAAGAATTGATAGGCCAAGAGGATACAGACTTCCTTACGCTAACATACAAAGACAATAACAGTTTACCTACATCCATTGTAAAAGAAATAGAGAAAGCTAAAGTAAAAGCTAAAACATCTACATATTGGGCTAATTGGTGGAAAGTATATGGACTTGGAGAGATAGGTAGTTTAGAGGGTGCTTGTATTCCTGACTGGAAGTCTATTGACAAAATACCTGATGATGCTAGGCTTTTATGTGCAGGTCTTGACTTTGGTTATTCTGTTGATCCTACAACTTACATAAGATTATATAAATGGAACAATGCTTATATATTTGATGAGCTTCTTTATAGAAAAGGTATGCTAAACAGAGACATAAGTAATTTCTTAACAGACAATAGAGCTTTGGAACACATATACGCAGATAGTGCAGAGCCTAAGTCAATACAAGAGCTTAGAAACTATGGCCACAGAATATTCCCTGTAACAAAAGGCAGAGATTCAATAGTATATGGAATCAACCTTATAAATCAGAATGAGGTATATGTAACATCAAGGTCAAAGAATATGATAAGAGAATTGCAAGGGTATGTATGGGATAAAGACAAAGAGGGAAACAACATACAAAAACCTACAGGCTTACATCCTGACTGTATTGATGCAGCTCGATACTCATTAATGATGGCCTTACAAAACCCAAACAAGGGTAAATATGCAATAAGATAACAGAGGTAGATAAAAAAAAACTAAAACTTTTATTAAAAAATGTTAATTATTCCAAAATAAAGTTGTAGATTTGATTATAATTAAAAACAAAACAAATGAATATAAATACATTTACAGCAAAACCATCTGAACTTGAAAAAGTTAATGATTTGTATAAACAAACAGGAATAAGCAAAAAACTTCTTACTATACACAGTCTTGTTGATACTCTTTTACAAATTGATGAAATAATTAAAAGAGAAAGAAATTTTATTAAAAACAATGTTCTATGTAGAAAACATCTTACAGAACAATATCAAATTGAGAAATATGAAAATCCTAACTCTACAAAAACAAAAGAGCTTGAATTAGATATTATGGATCAAGAATATAGTTGTAATGAATCAAGAAAATTAATTTCATCATTAAAATTAGATTATAGTGAAACAAAACAAAAATTAAAGCAATTATTTTAAAAAGAATGGAAGACATTAAATTTTTCATCAAAGCATTAATATTATCCACTTTCTTTTGGTTAGGAGTATGGTTACAATTAATGTACTTATAGAACACATTGAGTTAATTAGTTAGTTGTTTAATTTAATTTAAATTGATTTAATTTAGTTTTTTACAAACTCAATGATAGGAGGTCTCAAAAGGGCCTCCTTTTTTTTTGTCAAAAATCCACTTTAGATTTCGATATATATATATGAGAGTAAAAATTAGTGTACCTAATGACTTGTCAGAAATCAAACTATGGCAGTATCAGAAGTTCTTAGAAATACAAAAACAGAATAGTGATGAAAACTTTTTAGCAAGTAAAATGATAGAGATATTCTGTGGTATAGAACTTAAAGAGGCCTATAAAATGAAAGCTAAAGATGTTCATAGAATCACAGGAATACTTGCAGATATGTTTGAACAAAAGCCTGTACTTATAAACAGATTTTATCTAAATAATATTGAGTATGGTTTTATACCAAACTTAGATGATATGACTTTAGGAGAGTATGTTGATCTTGATACTTACTTGCCAAAATGGGAAGAGATAGAAAAGGCTATGGCAGTATTGTACAGGCCAATAACAAAGACATATAAAGGTAAATATCAAATAGAAGATTATACAGCTGAAGGTCAAGATGCTTATAAAGATATGCCTATGAGTATAGTCTTTGGTGCTATGTTTTTTTTTTATCGTTTAGGGATAGACTTGTCAAAGATTATGACATTTTATTTGGAACAGAACAAGGACATTCACTCACAGCTCTCTCACAGTTTGGGCAAAAATGGGGATGGTATCAATCAATTTATGCACTCTCTCAAGGAGATATTAGAAGATTTGAGAATATCACTGAATTAAATGTACATAAATGTTTAACAATGCTAACCTTTATGAAAGAAAAAAGCGACTTAGAATCGAAACAAATAAAAAGTAAAATGAGATGAGCAATCAAGGTATAAGAGGTTTTTACCAAGTTACAGATACAATAAAAACAAACTTACTAAGTGATAGTAATGTAAACTCTGTAACAACTGGTGATATAACACAAATAGATTTAAACAAGCAAACAATATTTCCTCTAGCACATATTATAGTAAATAGTGTTATAGCTCAAGAACAAACATTGTCATTCAATATAACAATTATGGCAATGGATGTTGTAAACGAATACAAAGATGCAGAGACAGATATATTTGTTGGCAACAACAATGAGCAAGATATACTCAATACTCAATTAGCTGTATTGAACAGAATCATACTTCTGCTTAGAGGTGGCTCGTTATATACAACAAAATATCAATTAGAGGGCGATCCTACTTGTGAGCCTTTTTATGAAAGGTTTGAAAACAGATTAGCTGGATGGGCAGCAACAATGGATATATTAATAGATAATGATATAAGTAGTTGCTAATGGAGTTACAAGATACAAGAGACATATTAAATAGTTTTGCAAAGTATGTAGTTCAGCAATCACGAAGCAACCTTACAAAGGGCAAGAAAAATGTTTCTAAGGCCTTATATAATTCTCTTGATTATAAAATACTATCTGATAATTCAGGATTTATTTTACAATTCTTAATGGAGGAATATGGAGCTTATCAAGATCAGGGTGTTTCAGGTACAAAGAAAAAATATAACACTCCTTTTAAATATACAAACAAAAGGCCACCATCATCAGCATTTGATAAATGGTCAGTAAGAAAAGGTATAGCACCAAGACAAGAGGGAGGTAGATTCGCAAAGAGAAAAGGTTTAAACTTTGCTATAGCTAAGACAATATTTGAGCAAGGTATAAGGCCAAGTTTATTTTTTACAAAACCTTTTGAAAAACGATTTAAAACTTTACCAAATGAACTAATAGCAGCATTTGTAAATGATGCAGAAAAAACAATAGAAGATGGCAATATTTAAAGTAAACATAAACTCACCTGTATATATAAAAGTAGCAAATGCAAATTTAGCAGACTGTAATTTAGATATATCAATATTTAGTGGTACATACGATACAAGTCCAAGCCTTACTTATCAGCTTAGAAAGAACGAAGTGTCAAACAATAACTTTGTAATATTTGAAATAGGTGAGCTTATAAAAGACTACATTGAATACAGCTTTAGTGGAACATTTGGAAACAATGGCCTGAATGTTTGGGTCAAGACCGTAGCTACACCAAGAAACTCATCAGGAACAGCTCTTGATGCTATTACTACAAATATGTTAGCCTTTGATGGTGTAGGATATTTTGAGGATGGGTTTACAACAGAAACACAAACCAATAGTGCAACAACATTATCTCTAAGTGCTTATAAAGGTAGCACAACAAAGCTAATGTCTAATGATACTATATTTAGAGAAAGTCAAGAGATTCTTAAGATTCCTGTATTAGCAAACCTAAGTGTAAACTCAGGATCAGATACTTTGACTGGTGCAACTACTGTAAACTTTAAAAATGGTAGTTCGACAGTAACAAGTGTAACAGTAGGTACAGGCATTGATACAACTAACACAGCAATAGAATATGCAACAAGTACAACAGCTACTTTGACAAGTGTAGATATAGTTACAGGAGGTAGTACAGAAACGATAAAAGTAGAGGAGCAGCATTGTGAGAAGTTTACAAATATGCCTGTTACATTTGTTAATAGATTTGGAGCTTTACAAAGAGTAAACTTTTTCTTAAAGTCTATAGAAAGTATTGACATAGAAAGAGAGGAGTATAAGGCCAATACACTAACAACAGGTGCGACATATTCTGTAAACAATCATCAATACAAGACCAGGAACATAATGGGTAGAGAAAAGATTATACTAAACACAGGATATGTAAATGATAGTTATAATCAAGTCATAGAGGAATTACTGATGTCTCCAAGATGTTGGTTATTCAAAGACAATCAACAATTACCTATAATACCTCAAAATAAACAAGTTACTTTTAAAACTAGCTTAAATGATAGATTAGCTAACTATACTCTTGAATTTAAGTTCGCATACGATAAACTAAATACTATTAGATAATGAATCAAGTAGGCCTTGCGATACCGAGTATTCTTTTAGATAGTCCTGACCCAAATCCTGATATTTGGAATTTGACAGAAACTTTGTGGGAGAATACATTTAGAAAATGGAATGAGATAAATCTTATTACTGATATAAACTTTCAGCATTTAGATTTATTTGAGGATGAACAAATCACACTTACGCAAACGATTCAAGACATAAGAGACATAGAAAAAGTATTTACTGACTTTAGTAGGACATTTAATTTACCGGCAACAAGTGTAAATAATAAATTATTCAAACATTACTACAGAAGAGACTTAGTATCAGATGCAATACCTGATGGTATATTTGATGCAAACTCAAAATTAGATGCAATATTAGAATTAAACTACAAACCTTTCAAAGCAGGTTATATTGTAATGAATGGTGTCAAACTAAAAAACAATGTACCTGAAAGTTATAATATTACTTTCTATGGTCAAACAATACAACTTAAAGATAGGGTACAAGATAGAAAACTAAGTAGCTTAGACTTTTCTCAATTTAATCACGATTACAATGTTACAAGAGTAAAGCAGGGATTAGAAAGTTTTGTATCTGTTTTGAATGGCCAAACAGTATCAGTACCTCACATAATATATCCTTTAATATCACATACACAAAGATTCATATATGATAGTACAGCAGGTGGTGTATTGACAACACAAGCAAGAAGCGATACAACAAGAAACTTATATGCAAGTGGAAGCCAAGCTGATTCAGGCTCAGGTAATACAGAAAGATTAGGAACAACAAAAGGTTTTCAATTTACAGACCTAAAACCTGCATTAAGAATTATAGATATAATAAAAGTTATAGAGCAAGACAATGAAATAGATATAAACTTTACAGATGACTTTTTTAAAACAACAGGCTTCTTTTCAAATCTCTATATGTGGTTACACAGAAACAAAGGAGAGATAGGAGTAACACCTACAAATGAAACAAATACAAATCTAATTGTAGTAGATAAAATACAAAGTTTTACAGGCGATGTCATAGAGTTTTTTGATAGTGATACTACTCAAGACCCACCACATAGTTTTACAGGTATTGCACCTGTGTTTGATGGTGGTGTATTTAGATTCGCTACAGGCCTTACAAGTCAAACAAGTTTTGATGATAAGGAATCAATGAAAATCAAGTGGACAGTAACGCCAAGTGTAAACACTAAAAATTTTACAGCTAGGCTTAGAAAAGCAGGTACTAACGAAGTCATTGCTGAACTCGCACATACTTCAGGAACAACAAACACTATTCTTGAATTTGAATTTGAAACAAGTCTTGCAACAACTGTAGAAAATCACAATGTAGAGTTTGTTATAGAAACTACAGAAACATCTTTGAATTTAACTTATGGTCTTACTTGTACTAAAATATTAGAGCAAGTAGGTACAGGTACACAAAACTTAGCTATACAAGCAGGTACAATAAGTCCTGATTCTGTTGTTGATACTATATATATATCAGACCAAATACCTGATATGAAAATATTAAACTTTTTGACAGGCCTATTCAAAACATTTAACTTAACTGCATTTGTAGATAATGATGTATCGAGTAGTACATTTAGTCAAATCAAAGTACAAACACTCGATAGTTTTTATGCAAGTGGTACAACTAGAGATATAACTGAATTTGTAAACATTGAGGAGGGAGAATCTAATTTTAGTGTTCCCTTTAACGATATAGGTTTTAGTTTTGAAGAGCCTAAATCATTTGCAGCTTTTTATTACAACAAACTCAATTCAAGAGAATACGGATCAGTAAAAGCGAGTGATGCAAGTAATAGTGGTAGAGACCCAAGATTAAATAGAGGCCAAGACTATATTATAAAAACACCATACGAAAAGATGTTATTTGAAAGACTGAAAAATGTAAATGGAGGTGCAGATACTAATATTGGTTTTGGATATTTTGTTGATGACAACCAAAGTCCTACAATCGGAAACCCTTTACTATTCTATAAAAAAAGCACGAGTGTAAGTGGCACACCTATACAGATGTTTAATGGAGGAGGCACAGGAACACCTGCAAGTATAAGCACAATAAATAGAGCTACAAACTTTCAAGAGGGTACAGCAAGTGTATTTTTAGCAGTATCAGGTGAGCCAAGCTCTATATCATTTAGTTATTTAGATGGCAACAATGCACCACAAACAGTTACAGTAGCAAATGGTGCAAACACTACAATCAATCCTGTAATAAAAAATAGTGTAATTATAACAAGCAATGTTGATGATCCTGGTAATGTTACAATAACATATACTGTTTCATCAGATAGTCAAACACTTAATTTTAGTAGAGAGGTGAATCCTTTTGTTACAGGTCAGATAGATGACAATACTTTATTTAAAAAATATTATAGTGATTACATAAGTGATTTATTTAGCTATAACAGAAGATTAGTAAAAGTTAAGGCCATATTACCACAGAGTTTTTTATTACAATATAAATTAAGTGATACACTTATTATAAGTAATGAAGCATTTATAATAAACAAAATAACTACAAACCTACAGACAGGTGAGAGTAGTTTAGAATTATTGAACAAGTTATGATACAAAGTATATTACAATTATTAGAGTTCGCAAATGGTGAAACTGAGAATATCAGAATAGCACAAGGTAAGTATGAGTTGCCAAAAACTTTTACAAGAACATTCAAACAAATTAAAAATGAAATAAAATGGCAAAACAAATAGTAGTAGATTTCACAGTCAAAACTGGTGCTGCAACAAGAGAGGTATCTGATTTAAAAAAAGAGATACAAAATGTTAACAAAGAAGCAGTCAAAGGCTCAGAAAAAACTGAACAAGGCCTTAAAGGTATAGAGAAAGCAAGTGATAAGGCATCAAGTGGTATAGGCAGAATTGGTACAGCTTTTAAGGCACTTGGTATAGGTTTATTAATTGGTGCTTTTGCAAAATTTACAGAAGTCTTAAATTCAAATCAAAGAGTTGCAGATTTTTTTGCTACTACCTTTGAAACTGTAAGAATTGTTTTTAACGATTTTATAAATTTAGTATTAGACAATGTTGGTGGTGTAGCTGATTCCTTTAAACAAATATTTTCTGTAGAGGGTATAAAGAATTTTGGAAAATCACTTTTTGAAAATGTAATTGAAAGATTTAGATCAATGTTAGATGCAATAGGGTTTGTTGGTACAGCTATAAGAAAAGTATTTGAGGGAGATTTCAAAGGTGCAGCAGAAAGTGCTAAAAATGCTGGTAAAGAATTATTTGATGTAATAACAGGTGTTGATAATAGTTTTGATAAAACAATAGAAACAGTTACTAAAGTTGCAGAAGCGACAACTAAATATGCAACTGAAACAGTAAAGACAGCAACAGCTAATGTAAAACTTGCCAACTCAGCTCAATTATTAAATGCAGAAAATCAAGGCCTCATTGAAAAATACGATGTACAAGCAGAACAGCAAAGACAGTTAAGAGATGACACCTCTTTAAGCATAGAAGAAAGAATAGCTGCTAATAAAAGGCTTGGAGAAATATTAGATGAACAATCTGAAGTAATGCAAAAAAATGCACAAGTAGCAGTTGATGCAGCTAGGGCAGCTTTAAAAGGTAATGAAGATAATATCGAATTACAAACTGCTTTACAAGAAGCTCTAAATGAACAAGCAGCAATACAAGCAAGAGTTACAGGCCAAAGAAGTGAACAGCTCACAAATGAAAATGCTTTGCTTGATGAACAAAAAGAACTAAACAAAGAATTAGCTTTAATAGGAAAAACAGAAAGAGAAATAGAACTTATAGAATTAGAACAAGCTCTTGCAGATAAAAAAGCGTTAATAGAAAAAGAGGTTACTAATGAAGAAGAAAAAAATAGATTATTGTTAGCAGCTCAAGATGACTTTAATAAAAAGAAAGAGGCACTTGATAAAGAAAGTGGAAAAGAAGAAGTAAAAATAACTGAGCTTACTCAAGAGGCAAAACTTGCTATAATATCAGGTGCTTTAGGTGGACTTGCAAATTTAGCAGGTGAGAATAGCAAATTCGGTAAAGGAGTAGCTGTTGCACAAGCAATCATTGATACTTTTGCAGGAGCAAACAAAGCTCTTGCACAAGGCGGTATATTTGGTGCTGTTGCAGCAGCAGGAGTTATAGCATCAGGACTTGCTAATGTTAGAACTATTTTATCAACAAAGACACCTGACGCACCAAGTGGTACAGGAGCAGGTGGTGGACGATCTTTTAGTTCAGGAGGCGCAGCTCCACAAGCACCATCATTTAATATAGTGGGTGCTGATACACAAAATCAATTAGCACAGACTTTAGCAGAACAAACACAAAAACCTGTGAAAGCATTTGTAGTATCAGGAGATGTAACAACAGCACAAAGTTTAGATAGAAACATAATTAGAGAAAGTGCTATAGGATAAGCAAAATAATTAATTAAAAACGATATATTATTATGAAGATAGTTGAATTAATTTTAGACGATAACGAAGATTTAACTGGCATAGAAGCTATTAGTATAGTTGAGAATCCTGCAATAGAGGAGGACTTCATAGCACTAAAAGGTGAACAACAATTACAATTAGCAGAGGTAGATAAAGAGAAAAGAATTTTATTGGGAGCTTTACTTGTACCAAACAAACCTATCTACAGAAAAAGTGGTGAAGATGAATATTATATATACTTCTCACGAGATACAGTACGAAAGGCCTCCCAAATTTATTTACAGAAAGGAAACCAAAACAACTCTACATTAGAACATAAACACTCATTAAAAGGTTTATCACTTGTAGAATCTTGGATAGTAGAGGATTCTAAAAAAGACAAAACAGCATTATATGGTCTTGAATATCCAGTAGGTACTTGGGTAGGTGCAGTAAAAGTAAACAATGAACAAGTATGGCAAGAGTTCGTAAAAACAGGTAAAGTCAAAGGATTTAGTATCGAGGGTTACTTTGCAGATAAAGCAGAAAGACCTAAAGACCCTACAATTAACGATCTTGCACAAATTGAAGAAGAAGAAGCGCAGGAGCTGCTTTCACAAGTCAGAGGCATTATTAGAAACGACCAAAGATATAAGGCAGGAAAAAAAATAATAATGGAATCATATTCTGATTATCCAAGTGGTGTTAAGAACAATGCAAAGAGAGGTATTGAACTAAACAAAAAAGTAAACAATAAATGTGCTACTGATGTTGGTAAGATTAGAGCTCAACAATTAGCACAAGGTAAACCAATAAGCAAGGAGACCATTAAAAGAATGTACTCTTTCTTATCACGCGCTGAGGAATACTATAAGCCTAATGACAAAGAGGCTTGTGGTACAATTTCATATTTATTGTGGGGAGGTCTTGCGGCAAAAAGATATTCAAAAAGAAAACTAAAAGAGCTCGGAGAAATAGAATTGTATAGTGAAAAAGTAAATGATGACTTTGCAATAATTAATGATAGATTAGGTTATTCTACAAGAGAAATGGCTGAAAAGATAGCAAAGGATATAGGATGTGATGGAATACACCAACACGATTTTGAAAATCAAATTTGGTATATGCCTTGTGAAAAACACGCGCTATCAGAAGAAGAGTTTAAAAAATATAAATGTCCAAAGGGCTACTATAAAGATTATCAGAAACACAAATGCGTGAAAAGAGATAATTATGCAGAAATAGGGCCAAGAGGAGGTATTAGAAAAAGTCCAAAAGCACCAAAGTCAAGTACACCAAATCCAAGTCCAAAAGGTAAAGGTACAGCTAAAGGAGATGCTTCAACAAGCAGGGGGGCAAAGGTCTCACAAAAAGATTTAGCTTCTTTACAAAAAAAGTCAGATGACTTTAATGAGAGATATAAAAAGAAACTTGGTTATGGTGTAACAGTTGGACAGTTAAAAGCAGTATTTCAAAGAGGCTTAGGCGCGTTTAACACAAGTCATAGTCCTCGAATAAAATCTCCTACAGCTTGGGCACAGGCACGAGTAAATGCTTACTTATACTTAGTAAGAAATGGTAGACCACAAAATCCTAAGTACACAGGAGACTTTGATTTACTACCAAAAAAACATCCTAAAAGCAATAAAAAATGAAAAAAAAAAATTACATACCTAGCTATACAAGTCCAAAAGGCGGGAGACGAGCTTGTTTATGTAAAGACGAATTGACTTACAAAATTGAGTGTTGTACTGGAGAGCTACACGCACAAGGCATAGGTCAAATAACAAGAAGCAGTTAAAAATGCAAAATTAATTTAAAAAAGCGATATATAATTATGAAAGCTACAGAAATGATAAAACAAGTAAAAAATCTCTTAGGTGTTGAGCTATCTGATATTCAATTAGCTGAACTCAAATTAGAGAACGGAACTGTTTTAGAAGCAGATGCTTTTGAATCAGGCAAAGAGGTCTTTATTAAAACTGAAGACGAAAATGTTGCTCTACCTGTCGGAGAGTACGAACTAGAAGATAATCGTTTGTTAGTTGTCGAAGAAGAGGGAGTGATTAAAGAAATTAAAGCTCAAGAAGAAGAAGAAAAGGAAGAAGACAAAGAAGAAATGAGATATGTGACTAGAGAGGAGTTCAGAAAAGAAATGGACGAACTTAAAGATATGGTTGAAAAAATGATGTCTCCAAAAGACAAAGAGGAAATGTCATCACATATTCAAGAGGAAGTATCTTTAGCAGTTACAGAAGTTTTAAATAGCGAAGCGAAAGAAAAAGAAATTCTAAAAGAAGAATTATCTCAACCTGCTGCAGAGCCTTTAAAGCATAATCCTGAAGAAAAGAAAAGCAACTTAAAAGTTAAGTTTGCTCAAAACAGGACAAAATCTACTCTAGATAGAGTAATGGAAACTATAAGTAATAAATAAATAAATATAAAATTATGGCAGTATTAACGCATATAAATAACGATGTCGTAAGAATTAAAAACGATGTTGATTCAGTATCAGCAGCAGTTACATTGACTGCAGCAGATAGTGGAAAATGGTACGAACTTGCAGCAAGTGCAGGTGTAACGGTAACATTACCGTCAGTTGAATCAGGACTACATTTTAGATTTGTTGTAGCAAATGCTTTTGATACATCAAACTATATCATTGATAGTGCAGAGGGAGACAATATAGATGGTATTTTAGTAGTTAATGGAGCAAGTGTTGCAGCTTCAGGAGAAGACCAAATTAACTTTGTAGCATCAGCAGAATCAGTAGGAGACTTTATTGATATTTGGTCTGATGGTAACAAATGGTATGTTTGGGGAATCGGAAACGCAGCAGGGTCAATTACAGCTACTGATCCAAGTTAATAATTAATTAAATAAATAAATAGAAAGATATGGCGACTACAACTTCGATAACTACTACTTATGCAGGTGAGTTTGCTGGTGAATATATAGCAGCAGCTTTATTAAGTGGTGTAACATTATCACAAGGTGGGGTTACAATTAAACCCAATATTAAATTTAAAGAAGTAATCAAGAAAATGGCGTTGGATAGTATCTTAAAAGATGCTTCTTGCGACTTTGACCCTACTTCAACTGTAACATTAACTGAGAGAATCCTACAACCTGAGGAATTTCAAGTGAATTTACAACTATGTAAAAAAGATTTCAGACAAGACTGGGATGCTCAATCAATGGGTTTCAGTCAGTATGACAATCTACCAAAAAGATTTTCTGACTTTTTAATTGCACAAGTTGCAGCTAAAGTAGCACAGAAAGTTGAGCAAAACATTTGGAACGGAGCAACTGCTAATGCAGGAGAGTTTGACGGATTTAAAACGTTATTACTTGCTGACGGAGACGTTGTAGATGTTTCAGGTACTACATTATCAGCTTCAAACATTATTGCAGAATTAGGAAAAGTAGTTGATGCTATTCCAAGTGCAGTATATTCAAAAGAAGATGTTAAGATTTACCTACCAACAAGTGCAGCAAAATTCTACATTCAAGCTCAAGCAGCTTTAGGATATAGAGAATTGTATCACGTTGGACAAACTGAAATGAACTTTCAAGGTGTTCCATTATTCACAGCTCCAGGCCTAGCGGCTGATACAATGGTAGCTGCTGAAGCATCAAACTTATTCTTTGGGACAGGTCTATTAAACGACTGGCAAGAAGTTAAGTTAATTGATATGGCTGACATTGACGGAAGTCAAAATGTAAGAGTAGTATTAAGAGGAAGTGCAGGAGTACAACACGGAATTGGCTCTGACATTGTATTATACTCGTAATAATGTTTAACATAAAAAGGGTAGGTGGGTATGAGCCTACTTACCTTTTTTTTTAAAAAAATAAAAATATGGCTTGTAATATAACAAACGGAAGAAGTTTAGCTTGTAAATCAGGTGTAGGTGGATTAAGATATGTTTTCTTTTCTAACTACAGCAACGCAACAAGAGATTTAGCAATAGCTGGAGATGGCTCTGTTACTCTTGATGGCTCTGTAGATTTTTACAGATACGATTTAAAAGGTAATTCATCTTTAGAAACAGCCATAAACTCTTCAAGAGAAAATGGAACAACTTTTTACGAAAGCACTTTAAATCTTACATTACAATTTTTAGATAAGGCTACACAAGAGCAAATTAAATTACTTGCTCACGGTAGGCCACAAGTTGTAGTTGTTGATTATAACGGTAATGCTTTCTTATTAGGTAAAGAACACGGATGCGAGGTTAGTGGCGGCTCTATGGTTTCGGGAGCAGGAATGGCAGACTTGTCAGGATTTACATTAGTATTGACTGCACAAGAAACTAATCCACCATTTTTCTGTGCAGCAGCACCATCAGATGATGCTACTTCACCTATTGATCCTAACGCATAAAGAGTTATGGTTTATAAATTAAGGGAGGCTATACGCCTCCTTTTTTTTTATATCTATACAAAATAGCTTAATTATTTCGATATATAAATATGAAGATATTGACTACGAGTAGCTCTGCTCAGACAATAGATGTAATACCAAGAACATTTGCATCTACATATACAATGAAATTAAGAGATACAAGTAAGAACAAAGAAGTATTTAGTGCAAGTGTTAATGCTAGTAATGTAACAAATCATAAAAGAGTATCAGCAACTATAAGTCCTGTTTTGAAAGAGGGTAGATATTATGACTTAACTTTACTAAGCGGGTCAAGTGTTGTTTACAAAGACAAAATATTTTGCACAGACCAAACTATTAATCAAGCAAACAATGATTACTATGATATTAATAGTGGAGAATATACTTTTGATGAAACGGCAGGATCGCACGATAACGATTATATTATAGTATGAACGATTTAAGATTTATAAATTTAAGTAGTTATACAACACCAAAAGTTGTAGAATACAAAAACAAAGAGTGGGTAGCTTATGGAGAGGATAATAATTATTTCAAATACCTTATAGACAGGTACAATGGTAGTCCTACAAACAATGCAATCATAAATGCAATCTCCGCTATGATATATGGTAGAGGCTTAGATGCTACAAATTCAAATCAAAAGCCTGACCAATATGCAAAGATGATTTCTTTATTCAACGCAGACTGCACAAGAAAACTTTGTTATGACTTGAAACTTATGGGTCAATGTGCAATGCAAGTAATTTATTCTAAGGATAGAAATACAATAGCACAAATAGAACACTTTCCTGTGGAAACACTAAGAGCTGAGAAGTGTAATGATGATGGAGATATAGAGGCTTATTATTATTTCTCTGACTGGTCAAAATACAAACCAACAAGTAAGGCAAAAAGAATACCTGCTTTTGGTACAAGTAACGAAGCGATAGAAATATTATATGTAAGGCCTTATAGAGCAGGATTTCATTATTATAGTCCTGTAGATTATCAAGGTGGTTTGCAATATTCAGAGCTAGAGGAGGAGATAGGAAACTTTCATTTAAATAATATTATGAATGGTATGTCTCCGAGTATGTTAATTAACTTTAATAATGGAGTACCTAACGAAGAAGAAAGGGAGCTTATAGAGCAAAGAATATACCAAAAGTTTTCAGGAACATCAAATAGTGGTAAATTTATTTTAGCCTTTAATGACAATGCAGAAACAGCAGCAAACATAGAGCCTGTACAATTATCTGATGCACACCAACAATATCAATTCTTAAGTGAAGAAAGCACGAGAAAGATTATGGTATCGCACAGAATTGTAAGTCCTATGCTTATTGGTATCAAAGATCAAACAGGCTTAGGTAATAATGCAGATGAGTTAAAGACTGCATCTACACTTTTAGACAATACTGTGATTAGACCTTTTCAACATTTATTGATAGATGCTTTTGACCAAATACTAGCTTATAATAAAATA